CAATATTAAGACCCAAGATCCACTCATCTACATCTTCTGTTTCAGCAATGTCTTCCTTATCGGGCATGACTGCTGGAAACTTTGTTACTTTATACCCCACCTTTAGGTGATTATAAATAGAATCTTTAATCTGAGGAGTACCCAAAAAGATAACCCGGCCACCCACGTTCCTGATCTGTTCAAACTCAGCCACCTTATTAAGCAGTTTCTCTCTAGCGTTAGCTGTCTCACAGTTGCCTTCGATCTCTACATCATCAGCAATAACATAGTCAGCATGAGAACCTGTGATCTGAGAAGAAATACCACGGGCAAAGCAAGACTTGTCCTGCCCAATCTTAGTCCTTGCTTCTACGTTGAATGCAAAGGCATTGTCCGTGGTATTGTCCCCCGGACGCAGGTGTTCACAGTAGGGAACAAGGTCCAGAATCTTCCTCGTCATGCTAATAAACTCGGCTGCTTTGTTACCAGTTGCAGACACAACCATGATGGTAGCATTAGCATCCCGCAGGAGGAACCATGAGGCCAGACAGGCCGTTATAACAGACTTTCCGAATCCCCGACCGGCCTGAAGTTGCATGTCTGTAGCGTAGTTCTGGAGCCTCTCAGCCATAGCGTACTGAGCCGGTGTGGGTTCTCCCAAACCTAGGTGTTTAAAACAAGCCCAAAGATGGTTCCGAAAATCTTCGAGCATTTCTTGGGGTATCTTCATCAGTACTTCTTTACTTTCTTACCCGTCTTCTTGGCATACTTCTTGGCCGCAGCTTTACCCTTGGCAGTGTATGCAAACTTCTTCTTTCCTACCTTTGGCATTACGAAGCCTCCTTCTTGAAGGGGATAGCATCCGTCATCTTCTGCTCAAGGAAGTCGAGAGAATCAGACGGGATGTCATCTAGTGATGCACGGTTATCGTTGATATAACCACGAATAATCTGATAAAGACCCGGAGTGCATTTACTCTCGTCATCTAAATCAGCTAATAGGCTGTCAGCCAGCCGGTCATTAAGTATGTTAATTTTATCTGTCATCAATAGAGTGCTCCATCAGTATCAATAGAATCTGCCACAACAGCCATGATACCGATCTTTATTGTTTCGTTTGATAAACCAAGACTATTAAGTGCGCTACCATCTGTAGTCATAAAGGTAATTTTTAAGTCAGGGGCTAAATTATGGTTCACCGGATCATACCCACTGCGAATTGTGTGGTTTACTTTAGCCCACCCTGCTGGAGCTTCGTCACTTCCCCCAGAACCCCCAGTACACAGAACTGTAACTGAAAAATGTAAGACTTCTGCACCTGCTGGGCCAGCTAATCCATGCAAGGACCAAAAGTCATTCAGTACAAAATCCTCTTGTTGATTGGATGAATTAAAAATAAATGTACCCGGATAGTTAACAGACCAAGTACTAATCCTAGAATTAGTAGGTCTTTGTCTTGTATAAGAATTCGATCCTGTAGTTTGTTGAACCTCAATCTGAGGAGTAAACCCGGTATCCATCTCCTTGCCCCAAGACACACCCCCGACACCTGTGTTCGGCTCTCCGGATGGGTAATAGAGGTTACCAAATGTTCGTACTCTCTGCTTTACATAGCTACTATCTGTTGCCTCATGCCATATACCCACAACATCTCTTGCTACGTTATTGCTAACAGTGACATTATCGCTGGTATTAAGGTAGTATATTCTATCACCCGAATTCTCACCCGTGTCGGATCTATATCCTGATATATTATTGCCCGTTATTAGAATGTTCTTAGAAGTGGTTGGGCCTTGAACTGCTATCGCAAAGTTTTTTGAAGTTGCGTCATATCTATTCATAATGATATTATTATTGGATATTTGTGAGTTAATGATATGGATAGTTTCAATACCATAACGAGGGCCCGAGGTCATATCAACACCATTCTCACCGTCTATTAAATTGCACACTACTCTGTTACTACTGACTATAACTTCCGAAGCGTGGTGAACAGCAATACCTCTGTGACTCTTAGATATAGAGTTTCCTTCTACAGTAACACCATGTATTCCATTTGTATCATAACCTATGACCACAATACCCCAACTACCCGGACTTAAGATATTTCTTATTATATTGTTACTAACAACGACACCATTAGATATTCCTGAGCCTCTCGCACTACCGCTCAACTGGCCTGATCTAACATAAATACCACGAACAGTTCTAGTAGTATCTATAATATTATTAGAAATAATAACACCAACTTCTTCATGTTCGGTAACATTATAATACTGAATAACTGCTGATGCCGGTTCATTATCTTCTTCCCCTACCGGGTATTCCGTACCAGAGTGTTTAATAGTATTATTAGTAATAGTAGCATTACCCCCAAGTCCGTAGATGCCAAAAGTTTCTCCACCAACTATAGTATTATCACTGACCTTGTAGTCATCACAGTACCAGAAGTTATGTCCCACGTAGTCAGTTTTCCCCGCATAGGTAGCATCACCACCGTCAGCATCATACCTACTTCTTTCTTTTATAAACTCACTCTGATTATTTGTAAAGCGGATCCCATGATTCGGACCTCTGGAGTATGAAGTAGAAATACTAGAATCCATAGAACCGTGGAATGGTACCCATATTTTATCAAAGGTGCAATTATCCACCACTACATTTTCACAGCCATTTCTAACGGCAACACCATAGGATGCTATGTTCCAATTAGCGAAGACATCTTGAATACCTTTAAAGGTACAGTTTGTAATCTTAATATTTTGACTGGCTTCAATACGCACAGCATATGTAGTAAACCCCTCGAATGTCACGTTGTCAACAATGACATCCTCATTATATCTGTTAATCGTTAGAGCAGTGGTGCCTTGATTTGCAGAAATACTAGATACATCTTTTAATATACCGTTTCTGATTTGTATGTTTTTTGTTGTGTTGATTAGCTCTAATCTTACATTAGAGGAAGTTGAATCAGTATAGGTATATCTCAATGGGTTTGCTAGCTCAAACTCTGCATCGTCAACATAAGCAAGCTTGTTCCATTCACCAAGATATCGGTTAGTATCTCCACCAGCCTCGGTATTATCGTCTTTATACCACATAATATCATCAGTCCAGATTCTAAGAGATCTACTGGCCCATGTGGGCATACCAAGAGTCAAGAAATCAGAATCAGAACCTAAACCGCTGTCGGTAAAATCAAGATCACCCTTTTTAAAAGCAGTATTAGTTCCAGTATATGTATGGGTAAAATCTATAGATCCACTTGCGGTTATGAATAATGTATCAGAACTTGTCACATTGAATTCGATAGTCGATCCATTCAAATCTAGGTGATTGTTTTCTCTAACATTAATAGTAGAGGTAACTTTATATCTTCCATAGGGGAAGAATACTGTTCCCCTTACACCATTGGTAAGGTGATCTAAAGCTGCTTGGATAGCCGTAGTATCATCAGCCTCCCCGTCACCCACAGCACCAAAGTCCTTGACATTAACCCAGTCTGCGAAGTGGTCATCTAAGTCTCTAGAAGTTGTGCCGCCAGTAGCCGTAACTTCAGTATTTCCAAAGCTTGCACTTTGTACGTACCTGCCATCGCTGGTTGATTTGTTATAGAAGTTATCATTTACCTCAGACTGTGTATAAAGATTGGCATCAATGTGAGTCTTGTTATAGAAGTTAGTAAGAGAGGCAATACCAGTAACTTCAGCTCTTGAGTAAGTCTCTGCCTTTGTGTACACATCTAACTTAGTAGCATTTATTGTTACGGCACCAGTCTCAGTACCACCATTTGCAGTGATAATAGAATCTACATCTGCGGTTGGGGCTGCCAGTTGAATCCAGTTTGCTGCTACACTACTTGGAGCTTTTCCTAAGATATACTGCCTTCCGTTATCACTCCGAATAGTCCAATCACCAATCTGTGGATCATTACCTTCAGAGTCTTTAAGGGCTATCATTTCTGCTTCGCTGTCTGGAGTACTTCCATCTGTTTCTGTTAAAAACTCAGCAATAGCAATCTTAGGGAGTTGTGCTGTATCGAGTACGCCGGGATCACCAACAAGGTCAGCCTTAGCTGCTAGATTAGACGCAGTATTATCCATAAATATCTGAAGAGCTGCATCGATTCCAGCAACCACAGAATTTATATGATCTCTAAGATAATAGTTATTAAGGTTGTTAACGCCCTCAAGATAGCCTCTGTTTACCACATCACCGGTGTCTAGGGGTGTCACACCCGGACTACCGCAGTTTGTAATCTTCATATTCTTAGCATCCCAGACTGATCCGGTACCGTCTT